ACGACGGTCTTCCCTCCGAAGAAGAGCTGCATGAGGGTCGGCATGATCCACTCGATCGTGTCGCGCACGTCCGTCAGCACGACCTGGGATCGGTCCTCGATCTCGTTCCCGAAGGGGCGCCCGAAGTAGTAGTCGATTGCCTTCGACTGCTCCGCTGCGATCGTCGTTCCGCGCGAGGTGAGCGCGTCGGAAATCTCCTGCTCGACGATCGACGCGATCTCGTCATCGGTCAGCGGACGAAGCTCAGGAATCTCCCCCTCCTCGATCTCTTCCTCTTCCATTGCCACGAGGCTCTCAGACATTCTCCATTCCCTCCACGGGGTCGCGGCCAAGGCCCAGCTTCTTCAGGCAATCGGGGCGCGGCGGAATCCGAATCGGGTGGAGCACGCCGCGCGGTGGCTGATAGGTCTTCTTGATGTACGTGGTGAGGTGCTCGAACCGCTTTGCCTGCTTGACGTGGAGCGCGTGAGAGTGCCTCAGCTCCTCCACGTCCTTCTGGAGCTTCTCGACCACCATCGAAAGCCGTTGCAGGTTCATACGATCGCCAGCTTCGGCGCGAGCCGGATCTTCTCGCGCGAGATCTCGGGACGGAGCCCGACGGCCAGGGTTCGGAAGGCATCGGCGGGGTGGGAGGTCCAATCGTGGCGCGGCCTGTTCTGAAACTCTCCGCCGTGATCCTTGACCTTCGTGTACTCGCGCATCGCCTGGAGGAGCGTCTCGGTGGCCGACTCATTGAACCAGCACCGCGGGATCAGCGCCCGACACGCTTGGATTCCGTCATCGAGCGGGAGCTTGCGAACGATTCGGAAGTTGACGCCTAGATCCTTCGCGATCTCCCAGCGGCTACGCCCGCCAGACGCATACTCGCGCACCTTGATGTCGTGCGGAGCCAGGTGGTCACCGTAGACGTAGGGCTTCTCGCGCAGAATCTTGATGTAGTGATCGAGCCCCTTGCTGTGGTTCTGGTAGTAATCGACGATCCTGACTTCCTTGTGAACCTGCTGGGCGAAGACGATGGCGTTCACGTCTCCGACTCCGAGATCCCACGCCGTGATGACTGGCCTCGTGGGCTCGTGCGGAACGCGACCGATCTGCTTCGCCTTCTCTATCTGCGTCAAGAGGTCGCCGTAGTAGGAGCCTTCCAGGGGGGCCGTGAACTCGCAGTAGAACTCCTGCTGGATCAGCTCATCGGACATTCCCGCCTTTCGCTCGGCCTCGATGTCATCCTTCGTCACCGGAACGGGATCGCCGTTCGCCCGAGAGATCCGCTCAGTGTCCTCGACGGTGAGCACCTCGCAGAACCAGTCGGGGTTCTCCTTCGCCATCTGGTAGAGCCTGTACCCGTGGTTTTTCGCGCGAGGCGTGTAGACGAAGGCAGCCCAGCCCCCGTTCTCCATGAGAATCGGCCGGATGTACTCCCAGAAGGCCGGATCCTGAATCGGGTACTCGGTCATCACGACGCCGACCGGGTTCGGGCCTACAAGACGATCCACGTCCTCGGCTCCGATTACCTGGAAGACGGATCCGTTCGCGAGCCAGAGCGTCATCTCGTCGTCGCGAATCCGTGTCACGAACCCGTCTTTCTTCCCAGCACTGGCGTCGCGCCAGCCGGGGAAAGCATCGAGGAAGCGGCGGCCGTCCCCACGCATCCCCTCCCACACGATCTTCCGGCCCTGCCGGTACGTCGGGCTCACATGCCAGTAGGTTCCGACGCGCTTCTGACTACACCATGCAGAGTAGTTCAGGAAGGTGAGATCCTTGCCGGCGCGGCGGTGCCATACGCAGACCGAGCGCTTCGTGCCCGCTTGGAGCGCTCGCCAGATCGGAAGCTGGTAGGCTCTAGGAGTCCAGAGGTTCGGTAGCTGAATCCTCACCCCCGTAGTCCTCTGGGGTCGGAGTCACGTCGATGACCTCTTCGTCGCCGTTCACGCCGAAGGTGCGGAGGTAGACGTTGATCTGCACTCCGCTCCCGGCGCCAGCGGGGGCACTCCGCTGGACGGGACGACCGTAGGCTTGCTCTAGAATCGCCTTGCAGGCGGTGGTACGCGGGCCGGGGAGAACGGCAAGCGACATGAACTCGCCGTCCTCATCGAGAAGCGGCTCGAAGAGCCCGTCTTCGTTCGGGATCATCTGGAGGCGCATCGCTCTCGCCATCTCGAGGAGCGAGTGGACCGCCGGCTCGCTGTTCGCGATGCAGAGCTCGCGAACGCGGTCGACTTGCTGCTCCTCGGTCTCGACATCGAGCGCAAGGCTAGGCCGCTTTGCGAGCGCGGATGATTTGCTGGCCTTCCGAGCCACGTCGGATTCTCTCCTCGCGCAAGATGCGGTCAGCGTAGAAGGGGAGCGCAGCCAGCGCCACCGCGGCCCCGCCCCACCCCAGGGCCAGGATCCCGAAGCCCGCGATCTCGAGGAGCGCCCCCAGGTAGGCCGGGTGGCGGAGCCGGAAGACGCCATCGACCAGGTAGCCCACCGGCTGCTCCAGCAGGTAGGGCTCGCGGCAGAGGCGCTTGACGCGGCGCATGGCGGCGGCGTGGAGCAGGGCGCCCGTGAGGGCAAGCGAGAGGCCGGTAAGCGTGGCGCTCATGATTCATCGCCTGTGTGAATCCGCTCAATCATCGAACGAACCGACACCGCGGCTAGGTCATCTTCTTCGAGGCGGTTTCTTTTCCATGCCCGAAGCTCACGGACCTGTTCGAGGAGCTGATCGCGCTGGGATTCGATGTAACGGTGAGCAGCTTCAGCCTTCTCAAGACGGTCCCAATCAATCCCGCGCAGGATCCGATACCAGAGTCGGCGCAACGCCCCTACGATCAGGTTGAACGGGACAGGCATGACGATTGCGTGGAAGCTCGAATGGTCGCGCCACGCGAGACCCCAGGGCCAGCCCCAGATCCGCGGCCACTCTCCGCCTTCCTCGAGCTCGCGCGTCAACGGGATTCTCACTCCCCCCTCCGATTCCCGAGCACGGGATGGGAGCGGCCCTTCTTGCCCTTGTGGCCGGGAGGAACGGCGACCAGCCGGCCCTTCGCAGCACCCTTCTTCACCGTCCGCACCTTCCATCCCTTCTTCCGCCGCGCTCGCTCGAAGGCTTCGGGCATGTCAGTCTTCTTCCCAGTCGTCTTCGAACCAGGTGATCTTCTCCAGTCTTTCGACTGGCGGCAGCTCGTGGTTCGCCCACTCGTGAATCGTCCCGACCAGCTTGGGGAAGGGCGGGTCGATCGGATTGAGCGTGGTGATCTCGCTGATCTCTGGGCGCACCGGCCGCACCGCGCCGAGCAGGGGGCCAACCGCGCCGAGCCCAGCCGAGAGGAAGGTGCGGCGTCTCATGGCATCAGCTCCTTCGGCGCTCCAGGCGCCTGGTAGGCAAGCTGGTAGGCCTCGAGAGCTTGGTCTTGGCTGAGCAAGCCATTCGCCACCGCCCGGGACATGCTGTAGGCGAAGCCACTGCGAACGTCTCGGAAGTCTCTCGCCACGAGCACCGACACGCCACCGACCATCGCGACCCTCTTCCCATCCACCTTCAGGTGGCAGTAGTCCCCGCTGCGCTCCCAGGAGACATCCACCTCACACCCCCACGGTCGGCCCGCAGGCGATCGCGGCATTGGCCGTAGCCACCGCCTCACGAACCTTGCGGATCGCCGCCGACGTGTCGGGAACGTGTGGGCACTCCTCCAAGATCACGAGCGACAGATCCTTCGCCGCCTCACGGATCCGCTGGTAGCTGACCTTCTGCTCCTCGGTCGGAGCGTGGTAGGTGAACCACTGCTCGAGGTCGTTCTTATCGATCATCCCATGAACCTCTCGAAGTGGCGAGCCTTCGGCCGCCGCTTCGCCTTCTTCGCCTTGCGCTGGACCCGCGCCTGCCCGGTTCCGGCACGACCGAGCAGGGCGCGGGATGACGCCAGCTTGGCAGAGCTCCGCCCCGTGTGCTGCTCGCGGGTCGGCTCGCCGTGGGCCTGGACGATGCCAGATCCGCGCTGCCGGCGGACCCTGCAGCCTCCGACCCGCGAGACGGTCGTATTCCGGACCCTGGACGCCATACCTCTCCCCCCTCTGTGGCGAGATTCCTCACCCACCCTATCATACCCCGCGGGTGGGGGGAAGTGGCACACTGGTCGGCCCCGAGCTGGCACAACAAGCCTCGCAAGAGGCGCATCTGGTTCAACGAGAGCCTGGCTCCAGAGCTGCTCATCCAGCCCGACCCCCGGGGGCCGATCATCGAGTGCCTAACCGTCCAGGAGATCGCCGCGGTCCCGCTCACCCCGCTCTTGCGCGACTTCCTCTCGCGTGGTAGGACTTCTGCTCGTGAGCCAACAGAATCCGTGCCGCTCGGGGAAGCACAAGCTGAGCGCCTCGAATACTGGACTGCGCGGGCGCTGTCTCGACTGCAAGAGGGACTACCAGCGCGAGTACATGCGAAGCCGCCGCGAACGCGAGGCCATCGACTCGATCAGCCCGCGCGGCCTACGGGCCGCTCTCGACGAGGCAGGCCAGTGACCATCACGCTCGCCGAGTACCTGGACCGGGGAAGGTGAAGCGCAGAACCGACACCCCCTGGGCCGGCCCTCTCGAGGGCCTCCGCCGCCTCGCCACC